GTCGAAAGCTTTGTCGCGAACGCCGTCGGCACGGGGATTAAGCCGCAATCGAAGCACCAGGACCCTGAGGTGAAGCGGCGGCTGCAGGAGCTCTGGCTGCGGTGGACCGATGAGGCCGATGCCGCCGGGCTGACGGACTTCTACGGGCTCCAGGCGCTGGTGTGCCGCTCCACAATCGAGGGCGGCGAGTGCCTGGTGCGGCTGCGCGAGCGCCGGATCGAGGACGGACTGACCGTGCCGCTTCAGCTCCAACTGCTCGAAGCCGAGCACCTGCCCACGGCGAAGAACGAAAACCTGCCGAACGGCAACGTCATCCGCGCCGGGATCGAGTTCGACAAGTTGGGCCGCCGCGTGGCTTATCACCTCTACCGCGAGCATCCTGGGGAGAAACTGACGTTCTTCAACGCTGGCGAGACGGCACGCGTGCCGGCTGAGTCGGTCCTGCACATCTACAAGCCGCTGCGGCCCGGCCAGCATCGCGGTCAGCCGTGGCTCGCGCAAGTGCTCGTCAAGCTGCACGAACTCGACCAGTACGACGACGCCGAACTGGTCCGCAAGAAGCTGGCGGCGATGTTTGCCGCGTTCATCATCGAGAACAACCCCGAGGATCCGGTGATCGGCGCAAAGCCGGGCGAGGGCGAGACGGACTCAAGCGGCGTGCCGCTGGCTGGCATCGAGCCAGGCTCGATGGTAAAGCTCCTGCCGGGCGAAGATGTGAAGTTCACCGAGCCAGGCGACGTCGGCGGCATGTACACGGAGTTCATGCGGGTGCAGTTGCGCGCCATCGCCGCGGGTCTCGGAATTACCTACGAGCAGCTCACCGGGGACCTCGAGCGCGTCAACTACTCCTCGATCCGCGCGGGGTTGCTCGAGTTCCGGCGCCGCTGCGAGCAGTTCCAGCACCAGGTGATGGTGTTTCAGTTCTGCCGCCCGGTGTGGCGGGCCTGGATCGAGGCGGCGGCCCTCAGCGGCGCGATCGATGCCCGCGACTATGCCCGCGCGCCCGAAGCTTACCTCGACGTCGAATGGCGGCCGCCGTCCTGGGCCTGGGTCGATCCGCTCAAGGACATGAACGCCGAGGTCACCGCCGTGCGCGCCGGGTTCAAGCCGCGCAGCGCCGTCATCAACGAGATGGGTTACGACGAGGAGGACGTCGACCGGCAGGCCGCCGCCGACAACGCGCGCGCCGACTCGCTGGGGCTGACCTATGACTCCGATGCACGCAAGACCACGGGCAACGGGCAGCGGGTCATTGAGCCAGACCCCGCCACGCAAGTCCAATGACCAATCTTTCGCACATCGCTTCGCGCGTGTTCCACACGCCGCTGATGATCGATCAGAAGAAGCTCGCGGCGATCCTGGCCGTGCTGGCACCGCGCCTAGGCATGGAGCCGCCTGCCGTGGACGCAGCGTTACTCACCGAGCAGCGATGGCGAAAGCCCTACGCCGTCACCGACGCCGGCATCGCCGTCATCGAAGTCTCGGGCAGCCTGGTCAACCGCGCCTCCGGGATGGATGCGCAGTCGGGGCTCACTTCCTATGAGCAGTTGGGCAACGAGATTCTCGACGCCGCCACCGACCCGCAGGTGCGAGGGATCCTCTTGCGCCTGGACAGCTACGGCGGCGAGGCCAACGGCGCCTGGGATGTGGCGAGCCTGATCGAAGAAGCCGCGCGCGTGAAGCCGGTGTGGGCCTCGGTCGATGATTGGGCCCTGAGCGCGGGGTATCTGCTCGCCTCGGCCACGGACCGCATCTGGGTCACGCGCACAGGCGGCGTCGGCTCGGTGGGCATCATCGCCATGCATCTCGATCAAAGCGGCTGGGACGCGGCGAACGGCCTGCGCTACACGACGATCTTCGCCGGTGACCGCAAGAACGATTTCAACCCGCACGAGCCGCTCTCCGATGGCGCCCGCTCGGTGCTCGCGGCCGAGGTCGACCGGCTCTACGGCATGTTTGTCGATGCCGTGGCCCGCCGCCGCGGCCTGAGCGCCGCGGCCGTGCGCGCGACCGAAGCGGGCATCCTTTACGGCGAGGACAGCGTCGCCCAGGGTTTCGCCGACCGCGTCGGCACGTTCCGCGACGCCCTGGCCGCGATGACCGAGTCGTTGTTGAAACCCAAGTTCACAAAAGGAGGCACTCCAATGTCTGAAGCAACCCAGGCGGCCACGAGTCCGCCCGTTCCCGATCTCGCCGCGATCGAGGCCCAAGCCCGCGAGCAGGGCTACGCCGAGGCAGCCGAGATCGTCGTGCTGTGCTCGATCGCCGGCCGGCCCTCGTTGGCCGGTGATTTCATCAGCCGGCATCTGTCGGCGGCCGAGGTCCGCAAAGAACTGCTCGCGCTGCGGGCCGAGGCCAACCAAGAAGAAATCCGATCGCATGTTCTGCCGGAGGCCAGCACCAGGCCCGTGCAGAACCTCGATGAGAATCCGGTCGTCAAGGCCTGCCTGGCCTTGGCCGGAGGGAAAGGAGCGAAGTAGCCATGCCTGTTCAATCCGAATCGAACTACCTCGGCGACTGGCTGAAATTCGAAGAGGACAACCTCTATAGCCGCGACGAGGTCACCGTCGCCAGCGGCCAGAACCTGGCGACCGGCACCGTGGTCGGCATCATCACCTCAAGCGGCAAGGTGACGCAGCTTGCGCCGGGCGCGACGGATGGCTCGGAAACGGCCGCTGGCGTGCTGGTGCATCCCGTGGACGCAAGCACCGCCGACAAGCCGGGCGTCATCGTCGCTCGTCACGCCATCTGCTCGGACAAAGGTCTGGTGTGGCCCGGATCGATCACCGGCCCGCAGAAGACCGCCGCGATCAGTCAACTTGAAAGCCTGGGCATTCTCGTCCGGGAAGGAGCCTAACCCATGCCGATGCTCAATCCATTCGCCACCGATGCCTTCAACATGGTCGCCCTGACGGCGGCCATCAACAAGATCCCCAACACCTACGGGCGTCTGGAGCAGTTGAACCTCATGCCCGCCACCGGCGTCCGCACCCGCACCATCATCATCGAGGAGATGAGCGGCGTGCTGAACCTGCTGCCCACGCAGCCCGTGGGCGCGCCCGGCACCGTGGGCACTCAGGGCAAGCGCAAGGTGCGGTCGTTCGTGATCCCGCACATCCCGCACGACGACGCCGTGCTGCCCGAAGAGGTGCAGGGCATCCGCGCCTTCGGCTCGGAGTCGGAAACCGAGGCGCTCGCCGATCTGCTGGCCCTGAAGCTCCAGAACATGCGCAACAAGCACGCGATCACACTCGAGCACCTGCGCATGGGCGCGCTCAAGGGCGTGATCCTCGACGCCGACGGCTCGGTGCTCTACAACCTCTACACCGAGTTCGACATCGCGCCGAAGACCGTCAACTTCGCCCTCGGCACCGCTTCGACCGAGGTGCTGCTCAAGGTGCTCGAGGTGAAGCGCCACATCGAGGACAACCTCAAAGGCGAGTTCATGACGGGCATCCTGTGTCTGTGTTCTTCGGGCTTCTACGACGCCTTCACGACGCATGCAAAGGTGAAAGAGGCCTTCCAGTACTATCAGCGCAACCAGCAGCTCGGCAACGACTACCGCACGGGGTTCACCTTCGGCGGCGTGACGTTCGAGGAGTACCGCGGCCAGGCGACCGACGCCTCGGGTAACGTGCGGAAGTTCATCGCCGACGACGAGGCGCACTTCTTCCCGCTGGGCACCGCGAACACCTTCCGGACGTTCTTTGCGCCGGCCGACTTCAACGAGACGGCGAACACCCTCGGCCTGCCGCTCTACGCCAAGCAGGAGCCGCGGAAGTTTGGCCGCGGGACGGACCTGCACACCCAACAGAATCCGCTGCCCATCTGCCTGCGGCCCGAGGTGCTGGTCAAGGGAACGAAGGCCTGACGATGAGCGGCTGGAAAGCGGCGGTGAGCGGCCTGAACGCGGCCGTCGTCGGCACGTTCGGCCGCGAGGTCGTTTACTTGTCGGAGGCGGGCGGCGCGGCGACGGTCCGTGCGGTGTTTCAAGCGGTAAGGGAACCCGAAGATGCTTCGCCGGGCGTCTATGCGGTGCTGTTCGTGCGGCTCGCCGACCTGCCCGCAACGCCCGTGCGCGGCGACGAGGTCGAGATCGACGGCGCCCGGTACAAGGTCTTCGACCTCGAGGCTGACGCCGAGGGCGCCGCAGTACTCCGGCTCCGCAAGGCCAGCTGACTTCTGGAAAATCTTCCGGAAGTCGCACCTCCGCCAGATCTGGCGGAAGTTTGCAACTTGTGGGCAATTGCGCAAGTTCTCCGAGGCGATTCATGCCTAGTGTGCGTGTCTACCAGAAGAAGCAACTGCGGCTCGATCTGCTCAACTTCCGCCAGCGGCAGATGTACGGACTGGGCGCGGCGGGAGTTGCCGCAGTAAAGGATCGGCTCGCCGCCGCCCAGGGCCCGGAGGATTCCGCGGCCAAACCGCTCACCAAGCGCTATGCGATCTGGAAGACCCGGAAGGGCAAGGGCAACCGCCGGAATCTGGCATTCTCAGGTGACCTGCTGCGCAACTTCCAGGTCCGCACGGTCAGTGAGAACCGGGCCAAGGCCAACGTCTCGACCCGCAAGGACCGGATCAAGGCCTGGGCCAACCAGAAGCGTGAAGCCTGGATGGTGTTCTCGCCGAAGAACAAGGCGGCAGTCCTGGAGGCAGCCCGCAAGATGCTTGAGGTGATGAAGCCCCGCCTGCTTGTGGAGCGGGCGCTTGGAGGGAAGCAGCGATGATCAACCCCGCGGAACTGGTCGACAACCTCGTCGCCCTGCTGCGCGACATCCCGGAACTGGTCGCCGAGATGGATGGCGATGACCAGCGGATCTTCGCCTACCACGATCAGTATCCGAAGCGGGCGAGCCTCGCGGCGGCGATCCACGAGATGCCCGCTCCGGCAATCTTAGTCGCCTGGCAGGGGACGCAGCCCTCGAGCTTCGGCGGCGTCGATGTCTGGCGGCACCAGGTGACGCTCTATCTGCGGGCGCGCGAGACCTTCGACGGCGATCCGCCTTGCGGCTACTACCGGCTGTTCCGGCTGATCACGAAGGGTGTGCCGGCATCGGCGGGTGTGCCGGTGCTCAACGCCACGGTGCACCCATATTGCCACCCGATGGATCTGCCGCTCATCCAGCGGCAGACCGACGCCGAGGGGCTCGACTATTTTGAAGTGCCGCTCAGCTTTATGGAGATAGGTGATGACTGAGCAAGTGGTTCTGATTTCGTCTGACGGTGAGGTGCGGCACGTCGAGGCGCGGCCGGAGATTTTGGTCCCCTTGATGGTCCGTGGTTACCGGCAACTGACCGAACACGAAGATGAGGAGGTAACGCCTGATGTCCGTCGCGCGGATGCAGGAAATCCAGATCTGCTTCGGTAAGCAGAAGCAGGCCGACATCTCGACAGCCAACACCGGCGTCCAGATGTGGCAGTTGCGGAAGCTCAATGCCGCGCTCGCCAACCCGAAGCTGAACACCGAAAACGACGCCGAGGAGTTCGGCAAGGGCCACGAGTTTCCGACGCAGTCCTTCCAGACCTCCTGGGACGTCAACGGGACTCTGGAGAAATACCTGGGCGCGGAGATCGGCGCTTGGGCGATGGCGTTCGGTCTTGGCAAGGTCGTGAAGTCGGGGACGACGCCGAACTTCACCTACACCTGCACGCCGCTGTTTCCGGCGTCTGGCGACGCGGCCGAGCTGCCCTACTTCTCCTTCGTCGAGCAGATCCGCCCGGGCGCGGGTGCCGTCGTGGACCGGATGGCCGTGGGCTGCGTAGTGGAAGGCTGGACCATCTCGATCGGCTCGGGGCCCGGCCGCGCCAACTCGAAGATCACCGTCGAGTTCGTGGGCTCGGGCAAGACCACGGAACCATCGGGCATCACGATGCCGGCGGCGACGCTCGAAAAGCTCCTGCCCTCGGCGTCGCTCGCGCTCTCGATCAACGGCGTCAACTACGTCTCGAACAAGAACATCGTCTCGCTGGAGACCTCCTGGAAGAACAACGTCCGGCTGGATGGCGGCTTCTATCCAGGCTCGGGCTTCCAGACGCCGGGCGACGGCGCAAGCGGGGCGATCCGCGGCCGCCTCGAGTTCGGAAACCGCCAGGGGACGCTGCGCTTCGTCGCCCGCTTCGAGAACGGCTCGACGGAACTCACGAAACTCAAGAGCCAGACCACGGGCACTGCGGTCCTGGCGCTCACCTACGACGCCAACAACTCGCTCGAAATCACCTGGCACAAGGTCTCCTTCGCCTCGGTCGAGGTCGGTGAGACGGACGGCATCGTCACCGTGTCGGTCGAATGCCTGCCGATGTGGGATGAGACCAACGGCATCGTCTCGGCCGTAGCCAAATGCAACGTGGATGGAATCGCTCAGTAAAGGGGCCCCTCATGTTTGACGCGAAACAACTCATCACCCTTCACCTGCGCGCACCCGATGGCGTGAAGACGGTCCGCGTGCGCTTCCCGACCGACGAGGAGTGGATCGACCGCCAGAAGAAGCGCAAGGTCATCGTGAAGCAATTGGGCCGCGGGGTGTCGGAAACCACGATCCCCGACTCGGCGGAAGCCGATGCCGCGTTGCTCGCCAGGATCCGGCTACCTGAGGAGAATGCGCCCGAGGTCGATGCCTTCGAGGCCAGCCGCATCATCGAGCAGTTGAGCCAGGCAGACGTCGACGACGTTGTCCAAGTGGGCGATTCCTTCCGGGTGACGCTGCGCGTCCTCGGCGGCACGGTGGCGCATATCCTGAAAATGCCCTCGGCCAAGGACGTCTTCGAATACCGCCGCGCGTTCGCGCGCGTGCTCGATCTGCCCTACAACCGCCAGGAACTCATCATCAATCTCGCGCCGGCGGCCGCACTCTTCAAGAAGCTGCTCGAATCGTCTGAAGGGTACGCGAGCGACGTGCCGATCATCCACCAGGCCGTTACAGTGAAAGCCGCGATTGACGCTCTCGACGGCGCATTCCAGGAGTCCGGCGACCCAAACTGACGCTTGGGGAGTGGCCCGAAAAGCCCTCCCTGCGGTTCCTGATTCACTGGGCGCTGCGGCGCGAGGAACTCTGCGCCCCTGGCCTGTGCCCGGACGCTCCCGACGATGGCAGCCGCTGCGATCACTGCCCGCTGGACAAGCTGGATGCCGCGCAATCATCAGAAGCGGGCCTGTTGTTGCGGCGCGCGCTCGATCTCCGGGCGGCACTGAAGCTGGGCATCCGAATCGCCCTCGAAGAGATCCGGGCGGATGAGTTCCGGGCGCTGGCGGTGCTGGAGGAAGAGCAGGAGAGATTCGACCGCGAAAGGCTGAATGCGAGCCGTCCCTAAGCCGCCTGATGAACCGGTGCGTGATGAAGGCGCATGAGCTGTTCCGCCTTCAGGGCAACCATCGCGTATGTGCGCCCTTGATCATCACTGAACTCGACTTCAAACACTCCGGGCGCCCAACTCTCCACAACGGTCCCGACTTGGCCGCGGACCAGACCGTGTTCCGGGAGGTCCTCCAAAAGGGCGACAACGGAATGTAGATCGATTTCCGGCATAGTCTCCCTCTCCCTACAGTACATAACAAGTCGTCAGCCGCGGCAAGTCCTCGCCGTTGCGAACGATCCAGGCGCTGCGGATGGGTACTTTTCGCTCACCCCACTGGAACTCGAAATCAATGGTAAAGCGACGCCCATAAGGGGTCGGCGGGCCGGGCAACGCCTCCCCATTCCTGGCCGCTTCGATCAACGCCTCGCGCAACGCTCCCGCGTCCCCTTCCGTGATGCCATGCGAGGCAAAGACGCGCGCCTTGTGACGCCCCCGAGCGTGTTGAAGGCTCAGGCAGTAGGCCGTCAGTTTCTGAATATCGACAATGGCCCGGTCCCCGTTCGGTAGCCTCATCCAGTGCTCAGCGTAGCAATTCCTATACGCAATCATGCCGGCCGATAACAGGCTCGAACTCGTCGTTGAAGTGGATACCAACAGGGCCAATGCGTCCATCAAGAGCGTCAACGCGAGCCTGTCCAGCATGGAGACCTCGGCGGTGAAGACGGCCCGGGGTGCGGCGCAGGGCATCGACGGAATGACTGCCGCGATGGTCAAGGGCGCCACCGCGGGGAACCTGCTCGCTGACGCGATCAAGAGTGCGCTCACCTGGGCCAAAGAGTTCACCGTCGGCTCGGTCATGATGGCCGTCGAGAATGCCAAAGCCGAGGCCTCGCTCAAGGCGCTGGCCAACGCGCACGGCGTGGGAGCGGCAGCTGCGGCCCGGCAGGTCGCCGCGATCGAGGAGATCGGCTTCGAGTACACCGAAGCGGCGCACGCGGTGCAGCGGCTGATCGTTGCCGATCTGGAACTGTCGAAGGCACAGGGCCTTGCCAAACTCGCCAAAGACGCAGCGGCGGTCCAGAACATCACCGCTGGCGAAGCCCTCGAATCCATCGTGATGGCCATCGAGTCGGGCGCCTCGCGTGGCCTGCGCACGCTGGGGTTGTTCGTCGACTTCCAGAAAGAAGCTCAGATCGCCCAGCTTCAACTCGGACGCGCCCTGACAGAAATCGAGGAGAAGCAACTCCGCTACAACGCGGTGATCCGCGAAGGCGCAAAAATCCAGGGCGCCCATGCGGCGGCCTCGCAGACCGTCGAAGGGCAACTCGGTGCGCTGCGGCGCGAGTTCAACAACCTCAGGGAAGACATCGGATCTCAGTTCCAGGA